GGGACACCGCACACCATTATCACCATCGTCTATACCGACGCCACAAAAGCTACCATTTCGACAGTGACGCGCGCTCCGCTGCTAATCTAGGCCGATGGGCGTCGTCATCAATCCTCTCGGCCCTCCGTTTGATTTCGTTGGTGGCGCTGGCGGCGGCGGCACCACCACGCTCATTTCCAACGTCAAATTCAGCGCCGGCACGCTGAGTCAGACCCGCACCGATATCACCTTCGCCAATTCCAATGGCGTGAGCTTTGGCCTGAACACCAATGGTGTGATCACGGCCACGGTCTCCACGAATTATGCCGGCACGGGCTTTACGACGACGACGACGACAGGGACAGCGATCGTCGGCACGAACACGACCAATGGTCTATCGCTTGGCGTGCCTGCATTTCTCACGACCGCGATGGCATCGGACGCGGTTACGCTGTCCAACATTCGCGTCTCGGCTGGCACGACATCGAATCTGCTCTCGAGGATTACGTTCGCGGATGGAAGCGGCGTGACATGGGGTTTAAACGCCTCCACGCTTACGGCCAGCGTCAAAACGGACTATCTGACCACGCAGACGAGTCAATCAGCCATCAAGGGATTTGGCGCATCAAATACTGGGAACACGGCTGGCAATACGGGCCTCTCGACGGGCATTGATTGGGTGATTGCTGGTAGCAATAACATCACGATCTCGGAATCGACGGCTGGTGGTGGACCGAACACGATATGGGTGAGCGGGCCGACGACGGCTGCGCAGAGCAGCCAATCCGCGATCAAAGCCTTCGGCGCCACGAATACCGGCAACACGGCGGGAAATACTGGCGTCTCAACGGGGATCGATTGGGTCATCGCCGGCACGAACAATATCACCGTGAGTGAATCCACGGTGGCTGGCGGGCCGAATACGCTCTGGCTGTCTGCGCCGAATGCCGGCGGCGGCGGCGCTGTGACGTTTTCGGCCGGCACGTCATCGGGCAGCTTGAATTCGGTGGTGTTCTCGGATGCCAGCGGTGTGACGTGGGGCTTGAGTGGGTCCACCATCACGGCATCGGTCAAAACCGATTACCTGACCAATATCAATGTCTCGGCTGGCACGACGAGCAACAATCTGAGCAAGATAACGTTTGCTGATTCCAATGGGGTGAGCTTCGGGATCAATGCATCGACTATTACGGCATCAGTCGCCGCAGAAGGCACGCTGTCATTTTTTTCATTGATCGTGCCGTTTTCGACATCAAGCAATTCTGTAGGTAATAACAGCCTCGTGTTGAACCCATTGGCTGTTCAAGAAAATGTGTCATTCTCAAAAGTCTTGAATCCAGTCTCGGTTTCGTATAGCACGGCGGCTTCCTCTCATACGCTACAACTGACCGTAGCATTAAGCGTCGCATTGTATACACGCAATGGTTCTACGTTGAGTCGGGCGAGCAGTGGCGCGACGAATTGGCAAATGACTGTCTCAAGTAATGATTTGACGGCATCAGTCTCAGGCATTCGTTACCTATCTGTTCCACTCAATGTCAGCGCCACGCCTGGGGATTACTGGGTTGGTTGTATCAGTAGCACAAGTAGTAATCGGCAGGCTGGCGGCACGAACTCATTCGCCTTTTCAAATTTTTTAGATGTCGGCCAAATTCCGTCAACAGGAGGGCAAGGGTTATTTTCGGCAGCCGTAAATAGCACCTTTCAATACCAATTGGGTAAAGGTGTGTATAGCGCCACCACCACAGGATTCCCATCAGGTATTCAGATCTCAGAAATTGCAGGCAATAGCTCGGCGGGCGCGTTTAGATTTCCTCTTTTATATGCAGCGAATTTCACAGCGTAATGGTCATGGCATCACGAGCATTTCAAATATCATTTGAGAACGCGCGTCCTACTTATAACGATGCGATTATCTTAGGTTTTCGTGTGGCCATCATGGAATTTGGAAATGTAACAGTGGAAGATTTTGAATTAACTGTGGGAATACTGGATACGATCATTCAAGTGCAAAACGCGATGGCGCAGGCCGTTCGCGATCGCGCTACGGCTCTGGGTTTCTCAGCAATCAGCATCAATAACATCACACTCTTTGGATTGACCAAGGCATGAGCCTGATCGTTCAGGATTTCGGCGGCATTCATAATCGCGACTTGAACCAAACGAGTGCCCGTCTGCTCAAAGGCAACTCATGGAAAAAGCAGCGCATTATCGTCATTCTTCCGGCCGATAGCCTGATGCCATCGAAGTGTGCACTTGCGCTGTGGAACATGTCATTTCCGCCGAATAATGGCGTGTGCCGCATTCTCGCGCAAGGGCTTGAAGTCGGAGATGCCTATAGTAAGGCGATCGAAGGCATTCTGGCGCATCCTGAACTGAGCAAGTGGGAATACCTGTTAACTGTCGAACATGACAATCTGCCGCCGAGTGATGGCGTGATCAAACTGCTCGACCGGCTCGAGGCGCATCGCGAACTGGCGTGCGTCGGTGGACTCTATTTCACGAAGGGTGAAGGGGGCGTCGCACAGATTTGGGGCGACATCACCGATCCGGTCCTGAATTATCGACCACAGGTGCCGATTCCTGGCCATCTTATCGAGTGCTATGGCACAGGTATGGGTTTCAATCTGTGGCGCTTAAAGATGTTCAAGGATGATCGGCTCAGAAAACCGTGGTTTGCGACTGTCGCCGGCAAGGATGGCGTAGGCACTCAGGATCTCGCATTTTGGTCTGATGCCCGGAAATACGGCTATCGGTGCGCCATCGATTGCGATGTGCGCGTTGGCCACTACGACTTAGATGCGGATGTGGTGTGGTAATGGGTAAAGCAGCACGGATCAAGGCAGTCAAAGCCAGCACGCTCAAGCTCGATTTCGGCTGTGGACCGAATCCGCGCGAAGGCTTTATCGGCGTGGATCGAATCAAATTCGACAAGGTTGAGTTGCTCTGTGATTTGACATTGCCTGGCAAATTCTTGTTTAGCAAGTCGGATGATGTGCCGCAGCTTGTAAAGTATTACGGGCCGAAATTGGTCGAAGGCTATCCGGCCATCCTTGGCAGACAACCTTATGAGCTACCAGACAGCTCAGTAGCCGAAGCACATGCCTCACATTTCTTGGAACATCTGACGAATGTGCAGCGTGTCAATTTCGTCAATGAGCTGTGGCGAATTCTGGTGCTCGGCGGAACCTGTCAGATCATCGTGCCGCATTGGGCCTCGAATCGCGCCTATGGCGATCCAACACATCAATGGCCCCCTGTCTCGGAAATGTGGTTCTATTACCTCAATCGAGACTGGCGGAAAGACAATGCACCGCATACGAGTAAAGAGCATTGGCCGGACGGCTTTGACTGCAATTTCGAGGCGACATGGGGCTATACGCTCCGTGCTGATTTGAATGTGCGCAATGATGAATATCGGCAGATGGCGATGCAGAACTATAAGGAAGTCTGCCAAGATATCATTGCAACCCTGACGAAACGCACATGATTGTCGAATCCTTCATCGGACCATCGAATACCGCGCAAGCGGTGACGGCGGATGCCGATCGCACGATCAATTGCTATGAAGAACCGATCAAACCTGGATCTGGCAAGAGCGATGCGTGGCTGCGGAAGGTGCCTGGACTAGCGGTATTCTCCTCCCTCGGCGGAACAGGATTTGCGACCTACATGTTCCAGATTAATGGTCTGGTTTATGCGTGTGTCGGCACGTCATTTTTCCAAATATTTGTTGATGGCTCGAATGTTAATCGGGGCACCATCGCATTCGATCCAGAAATCGTGCCTACGATGTGTTCCAATGGCACGGCTGGCGGGCAAATCTTTATCACGTCCGGTCTGAATGGCTACATCTACGATATTGATCTTGGAACCCTCACGCTGATCGCCGATGCCGATTTCCCGCAAGGGCAGGCGCAAGCCGGCGAATTCATGGATGGCTATTTCATTGTCCTGATCCAGAACACGCGGCGCTTTCAGATTTCCGCGCTCGAGGATGGCACATCGTGGGACGCCTTAGATTTCGGCGAACGTTCCGAAGCGGCGGATAATCTCGTCGCCATGAAGCGCAATCATCGCGAAATCTGGTTCCTTGGCAACAATACCGGGGAAGTCTGGTATGACAACGGAGACGCCGATTTTCCCTTTGCGCCGATTCAGGGTGTATTCATCGAACAAGG